CATCGCCTCTAGGGAAAATAAAAACTCTACTCACTCTATGGTTTCTAGAAACTCTACCGATCCTAGGGAGCCTAGGGAGCCTAGGGATTCTAGCGGGTCTAGGGATTCTAGCGGGTCGAGCGGGCTCAGCAGGTCTAGCGGTTCTAGCCTTTCTAGGGAGCCTAGCCTTTCTAGGGAGCCTAGCCGGTCTAGGGAGCCTAGCCTCGAGGGGGCGGGGGGGTTCAGCAGGCTCGGGGCGGACGTACTACAGTATCTACTGGTACCCCCTAAAAAAATATCCCTCTCAAGGGCCCTAGGGGCTGGAACCATTCCTTAAGGAACACTCTCTTAGATTCATTCAAACCCGCTTACAGCGGTTTGATTACTTATGATTAAAGATTCCATTAGGATCGGTGTTCCTTAAGTAAGGAGTTATTATATCACATGTCAAGCCGGGAACACGCAAATCATTGAAATTGTAACACAATTGTAACATTCCTAATTTGACAGGGTTCATTGTATAGTACAATGTCCGAAAATGGAAAAGGAAATACTAATCAGCGAAATCGCCGATAGCATACGGTCAGTGGCTGAGAAGAAGGAAGCCATGCAGGTCCGGAGCCTAAGTCGGCACAACCCCGAGAAGGTAGCCGAGATGCTGTACCTGTACTCCGTGGGCAATAGCCAGACCCGGATGGTAAAGAAGTACGGCTTCGACAGGGAGACGGTTATATCTGTACTGACTGACTACGCTGATCACCTCGGCAAGTTCCGTGAGTTATCCGGCCGGATTGCGGCAAAGAACTACCTGAACCTTTCTAGCTTAGAGGAGGACCTGATTGATAAGGTCCGGGACCGGATGGAGACTGACCCAGAGATGGAGGTCGGGTTCAAGGACCTCAAAGAGATTTCAATAGCTAAAGCTAATGCGGCCCGGGAGGCCCTGACTGCACGTGGCGAGGCTACACAGATTACTGAGGACCGCAAGGTATATACTCAGGATGACTACGAGGCAACCATCAAGGCGGCCAGAGAGCGTATTAAACAAGCACAAGAAGTGCAGGTAATAGATGTTAAGGAGGAATCAATATGAAGATAACGATACAACATTATGATCAAACATCATCCATCGAAGTTCCCGATGGTGTCAACCTTGATGAGTTCCAGGATGTACTATCAAGGATTCTCGGAGCAATGTGGGAACCTGAGCAAGTAGATGAGATTATGCGGGTCAATGATTATGACAATGGGTACAAGTCAGGCTTCGATAGAGCTAAGGAAGAGGAGGAGTCATACCTATGAATGACGAACACAACGAAGAGATATACGAGCAGATACGAGCGATAATGGCTGAGCATTACCCGAACTTCTTCTTCGCTGTTATGGATGACTCAGGTGATCTTTACTACGACTACAGCAATCTCCCTATAGGCAAGATGCTTATGCGGGAGGTACAGGAAGAGCTAGAAGTGGATAACTATGCTGATGACATAATTATTAACTGGGACGGCGAACAGGACGAAAATCAAGGCTGGGATAACTGCTAACAGGACAAAAATCAAGGCTAGGATAATTAATTAATGCCAAACGGCAGACACCCAAAGCCTTATGGCTGCGGGCTGGCTTTCCCTCTTTCGCCCGATGAGTAAAGGGGAATTATAATGATTGAGTTCACAAAGCACCCCATCCTCAAAGGACCCACCGATGAGGAGATAGTACAGCTCGGCGAGATAGACCCGAAGCTGCTTGCGGATCTGCACGAGGCACACGAGGGGCGCATCCTCTCAGCTGAAGAGGATCCACTGAGGTACGGCTTCGATCTACCGGGATGGGATCGTATGAGGACATCCCTCCATAGCTATGATGAGGTACTTGCCCTAGGCGGGAATCGTTCCGGAAAGACTACCGGCTGTGCAAAGATGGTGATGAAGGCGGTGACTGAGAATAATGATGGGCACGTTGTATGCTTCTCTCAGAACGCTGATACCTCTGTCAAGGTACAGCAGGCCGCTGTATGGGAGATGATGCCGAAGGAGTTCAAGCGGAAGACCAAGAGCGTTGACGGTTACATTAACTTCAGTATGCAGAATGGTTTTACTGGGTCCTCATTTATATTTCCTGATACTAGGACCCGTGTAGATTTCAAGACATATACCCAGTTCTCAAACAATCAGACTATCCTCGAGGGCTTTGAGTTCGGATTCAGGAACCCGGAAGGAATGAATATCGGGGCCTGGCTCGATGAATACCTAGGTGATGCGGCACTGGTAAACACTTTACGATTTAGATTAGCGACACGGAACTCAAAGATGATCATAGGATTTACTCCTATTGATGGCTATACGCCGTTCATATCTGAGTACCTGAAGGGTGCTGAGACACTCAAAACAAAGCACGCCGAACTTCTAGGCAGGGATGTACCGGTTGTGCAGTACTCACCGGAGTCAGATGAGAATCCATTCGGCGGATACAGCCGTATAGCCAAGGATCTCAAGAACTCCTCAGAGGATCAGATAATGGTCCGGGCCTATGGGTTACCAACGAAGTCAATGACTTCACTGCTCCCGAACTTCAGCCCGGAGATAAACGTTCTCAATGAGGAGCCAAACAAATACGGTATGTCCTTCCCGGACAAGGAGTCCTTGACATGGTATCAGGTAGTTGACCCCGCCTTCGCCAGGAACTACGTAAGTATCTGGGCCGGAGTATCAGAAAGTGAGGAGATATTCATTCGCAAAGAATGGCCGGACCGGGCGACTTATGGAGAGTGGGCACTGTTCGGGGATCCGAAGTGGCGGTACGGTCCAGCCTCAAAGAAGCTAGGATACGATGTAGAGATGTACTGCGAACTATTCAAGGATATAGAGCAGGACCTCGGGATTAAGGTAACAGAAAGAATCGGGGACTCACGTTTCTTTGCAAAGGAGAACGAAAACAATGTTGATCTCTTTACTACGTTCTATGACTTCGGCCTTAGCTTCGTTGCCTCCGATGGTCAGACTGAGCAGATTGGTGCAACCGCACTTGATGAGTGGTTCTTCTATAACCCGAACTACGAGATCGATGAAGCCAATCGACCCCGCTGCTATGTGCACGAGGACTGCGGGAACTTAATTGAGAGTATAATTAACTATAACTCACAGGGTAAGTCAGACGAAGCCCTGAAGGATTTCTTTGATGTCATTCGTTATCTTCGAATGTCGAACGCCGGAATGGGTCCGGATTACTTTGCTCAATCAGATATGCAAACAACAATGAATAAAAAAGGAGGTTATTAATGCCTAAAGTAAAACTAACTCAAATAGCAGCTGAATACGAGGTTGACTTCGATGAAGCTATGCAAATCGTAAAGGACAAGATTCCGAGTGAATTCGTTACAGGAAAGGGAAAGAATACCTGGATCTCTAAGGAAGGTCAGGATATATTGGACGAAGGATTATTTGTTAATGAAATCATTCCACGTAACTTCGTTGGCAAGGTTCTGAACGAATGCCCGAACCCTAGGTACAATTCAGTCATCTGCAAGGAAATCGGTAAGCGTGTCCCGGTTATGATACCACGCAAGTGGCACGGCAAGCTAGTGGGTAAATTAATTACCTTCGAGGCTATCGAGGACGAATCAGGAGTAAGTTACAGATATGTCAAAGCCTGAGCACGAGTGCACCCTCAGCCATAAGTGGTGCCGGGAGCAGTCAGATAGGCTTATGGCATTTGAAATGTTGAAGCGATACATACGCAATGAAACTAGATTGCCTATGTCAACTGAAGACTTGTATGATAAGATAGGCGTATCCAAGACCTACATAAGGAGGTTAATTAAATCCATCCCAGAGAAATTAAATGAACAGTGATTCTGCTTCTGAGGCTTTGACCTATCTGTCGGACGAACCCGACATCCAAACACTTAACTACGCATACGACCAAACGGTAACAGAACTCGAGGCTTACTTCGACCTATGCCGTACATCGTACGATGACCGCCGGAACTGGTGGCCCGGCAAGAGCCGTGATCACCGGAAGCACGGTTCTGATGCATTTCCTTGGGAGGGCGCAAGCGACATCGAATGCCACGTCATTGATGAGCGTATAACGAGACTTGTCTCCCTCTTTATGTCAGCCCTTAAACGGGCTAATATCCGTGCATTCCCGGTTGAAAGCTCCGATATTGCACGGTCAAAGCTAGTATCAGGGTTCCTTAAGTGGATGGTATCCTCGGGATATATCCCACGTTTCTACCGTGAAATGGAACTCGGGGCGAACTATTTGCTGGAGCGAGGCATACTTATCACCTACGTAGGCTGGCACCGTGAGGACCGCAGCTTCAAGCAGGAGATAGACCTAGGACAGATAGGAGAAATAAGTCCTGACATCTACCGTGCCATTGAGTCCGGACAGCAGGACGATGAACTAGTAGCACTGATTCAGGCAACCTTCGGTGGCGTATCCGACAAGAGAGCAAAGAAGGCACTCAAGGAGTTACGCAAGAACGGAAGCACAGAACTCCCAATAGTACGTAGGCAGATCAATGCACCCGAGGTAAAGACCCTAGCACCTGATGGGGACTTCTTCTTCCCTCCTTACGTTACTGACCCACAGCGAGCACCTTACTGCTTCTGGAGAACTTACTACACACCTCAGGAACTACAGAACAAAGTAACAACTGACGGATGGAACGAGGACTTCGTTGACCTAATCATTGAGCGGTACCGTGGAGTAAACATCGACAGCATAGAAAGGGAGCAAGAGGGCCGGCGTTCAATCAGCCTAACTGACAATGCTTACGAAGCTGAGGAACTCATAGAGATTGTTTACGGATACCAGAGACTCATCGACGAAGAAGATGGGTCAGAGGGTATCTATTGCACGGTGTTCCACAAGGATTTCACGGGCAATGAATTAGCTCCTGGATATGCTAAGTTCGAACTTTTGAATGGGTACGAGGACTACCCGGTTGTAGTGACTAGACTGTCCGAGGATAGCAAACGTCTCTATGACTCACAGACAATGCCTTCCATCCTGCGGGGTATCCAGAATCAGGTAAAAGTTGAACGGGATTCACGCATCGACAGAAACAGCCTAGCGACGCTTCCCCCGATTCTGCACCCCGTGGGACAGGCTCCAACTGACTGGGGTCCAGGACGTATGATTCCTTACCGCCGTAAGGGTGACTTGGACTTCGCTCCAACCCCGGCATACAACAATGGATCCCTGGAGATGGAGCAGACACTGACTCAACTAGCCGATAGATTAGTCGGCCTGGATGAGGATTCACGTGTTAGCTCAGTACGTCAACAGTTCCTGGTGGATAAGTTCCTTAGCCATACAGCTGAGGTGCTACGTATGGCATTCCGTTGTTTCCAGAGGTTCGGACCTGATGAGGTATTCTTCCGGGTAACAGGTATACCTGACCCACAGATATTCACGAAGGGTAACCCGGATGAGAACTTTGACATCCTGATTAACTTCGATGTACAGAACACTGATCCGGAAACTGTGGAAAGAAAACTTCAGCAGTTCGCTTCACTTGCTCCATTCAATACGAATAACCGTATGAGCATGGATAACTTCCTGGACATAGCTGCACAGAACATTGACCCAGTCATGGCTGATACAATCCTTCAGCCAGTGGAGACAGCACAGCAACAGGTAGTACAAACAGTTACTGATGACCTAGCTAAGATCTACTCAGGCATAGAGATGCCGGCCCAGCCAGCTGGAGCACAGATTGCTATGCAGGTTATACAGCAGTACGCTCAGCAGCCCGACGTTGCAGAACGACTCCAAACGGATGAAGCGTTCAACGCTCGTATGCAGAAGTACATCGGTCAGTACACGTTCCAGATTCAACAGGCACAGAACGCCCAGATTGGACGTGTAGGTACAGCACCCGCACAGATGGGAGATATTCAAACTCAGAGCTTATAATGGCAGATAATAAGACACCTAAAGAGTTTGCTCAAAAAAGAGTATCCGACATATTGTTTCCAAAAAAATTACAAGAAGCAGTTGATATTGCTGCCGAAAGAAATAAAAGTTTTGGCTATAAAGTTAGAAAAAAATTATTCCCAGGCGAAATAGAGTTTTTTAAAAAAAACCCTAACACTCCAGGGTATGCTTCTTTTGAAACGGATTCTATTGTTTTGAATCCTTTTACTAGTCTAGATGCTAAACGACTTAGCTATTTGGTAGATAATGAAGGTATTCGATTAAAGATGAACAAAGATAAATTTGTCCCATCTGAATTTTCTTTTACTCCTGAACAGAAACAATTTTTCTCAAAGATGAGCTATAATGATAATCCTGTGGCTATGCGTCAAACAATACTGGCTCGCATTTATGCTAACGACAACAGTATTCCTGGGGAGTTTACTGTTGATCAGCGAAAAGAACTTGAAAGATACTTATCAGATGGCAGATAATCTTACACCAGGACAGCAGGCGATTCGCCGTGCTAAGGAAATGCGGGCACAGGACTACCTCAGTATGTTCAAGGAGAACGAGGGTATGAAGGAGTCCGTGTACGAGGACACAAAAGGGAATCGTACTATCGGCATCGGGTTCAACCTTGAGGACGCATCAAACAAGAAGGTCGTCAAGGACCTTGGCTTGGATATCGATGAG